GTTTCCCAGTCACGATCATGGTCTTAGTAATCTTGCATGAAGGCCTCTAGGTTCTCTATCTGATCTTTATAATCTTGACCTATTTCTTGTCCCCCTGGGTAATCAGTTTGAATATTTTCATCTCTGTAGTTATCCCTCCATATCACCCAGTATGCTCTCCATAGGAGATCATTGATTTCTGGTTGAGTCGTAAACTCTTTACTGCTTAATCCATCACCTCTTCCTGACCCTACTGCACTTGTAGTATCCATGATTGGGATTCCAAAGTAGTCCCATAATGACAGACGTTTCTCTGTCAAACTTGCGTTGTCTGTTATACTAGCATTTCCATACGCTTCTAATGTTTCTGTGTTATCTCCAGTTGCACCACCTGTTATTAACTTTTCCCAATTGTCTACTAGTATCCTATACGGTACGAAAAAGTAATGGTAATATACTCTAACCCCGTGCATAATTGGTGTTACTAATGGCTGGCTTCTAATTGTGTGCATTACTTTTATATCTATCACTTCATCTGGTAGTACTTCCTGATGATATACAGGTATCAACGTTCCTATATTCGCATCGAAGTTCATTTTATAACTGAGATCAAACGCATTTTTAGGCGTATTTAGTGACCCAGTAAGGTTATATATGTCTTCCCTGTTCATTATTTCACCTCCGTCAGATCTTTGATTGGTTCCGCAATCATTTCAATTTTATCTATTTTTCTTACATCACTACACATGATTCCCGTCTTCGTTTCATAGGTACCTATTTTCGTTAACCGATATTGTACCCCTTTTTCTGGCAGTTTTTCACACATTGCCTTATGTTGTCTAATTGCAACTTTGTCTGTTGGGGCTACCCACATCGGCCCATACTCTTCTGCATCTTCGTCATAGACTGTGTACACTTGTAGTATCATTTTAGTATCCTTTTTATTCTTTCATGTTCTGTTTTAAGCATTTCCATTGCTTCTTTTCTTGCTTGCATCACTTTTGCTACTATTTTTTCATATCCTTCCTCCTCATCTGTAATTCTTCCTTGATTTACCATTTTTCTCATGAGGGCCAACTCGCCCTCTTTTTTATCACTTTTGATCTTTGAATAATCTATTTCTATTCCTTTCTCCTTCAGTTTTTTTCTGTAGTATCTTGGTACTGGTAATTCTTTACCTTCGTATTTTATTTCATTTTTTATTACCTCCTCTTCATTTTCTTCTAGCCAACTTTTTCCAATCCCACCACTTTGGGCGTTAAAGCTCTTCGCACGAAGATTACCTTCTTGATCTGTTGCTTTTAACAGGTATCCTGTTGTATAAAATATTGATTCATTTGTTACACCTCCGACCTGTACGATTCCTTTTTGCCATACCTTCTCTAATTCTGGACTGAACCAATAATCTCTTTCTTTTATCAACGTTTCCATCTTTGGTTTCCAACCCAATATTATTATATGGTAATGTGGCCTACCTTCCTTTTCTCCGTATTCTCCACAGAGGAAATATTTAATTTTTGTATCTTTTAATTTTTTTCTTAATCTTTTTAGAAATTTTTGATAATCCGGTTTATATAGTGTAGGTATTTTTTCTTCTCCTACTTCCAATACCGGTAATTCTTTGTCGTTGTACGTCAATGTTATGAAGCATTTTTCTTGATGAAATTCTGCTTCTTGTTGTAACCTGATACCCCATTCTGCTGCTCGATTCGATCGACATGCAATACATTTTCCACAAGGTACCAATAATTCTTTTTTTGGATGATGGAATTTTTTTTTGTATTCTTTTTGGGTGTACGGCACGTCGTCTCCTTCAATAAAGAATTTGAAAGGGCATATCACATCCGTTTACCTCCTCGTGCAATCCCATATTTTATTACTGGCTTTCTGGTTATTTCTGCCGTTTTTTTTCTATTCGTTTTGTTTCCGTATTTGTTCATTTTCTTGCTCCTTATTTCTTATTACTTCCCTTTTACTCTTCCATAACTTCCTGTTATCGAGTTTATTCCGTTGAGGATTTGTCCCATCAATCCTCCTATCATAGCTCCTTTTTGTTTTTCTATCAATGCACTTTGATTACCCTCCAATCTCATTTTACTATACATGCTTCTACTTTCGGTTGACTTTGTCTTGAATTGTTCATCCATTAGTGCGTCTCTTCTTAACCTCCTTAGTAATAAATTGTTTAATTCTCGTTGAGATCTTTCAGAACTGTATCTCCATACGTCTGCTGATTCCCACCTGCCTTTATTATTTCCTTTTGCATCTTTTTGTCCATATTTCCAGTGAAATTGACTCTTTCTTGTATCACTCACCATTTTCGTGTCTTCAGCACTTTTCACAGCTTGTACGTTCTTGAGGTTTACGTCAGCATCTGCTTGACGTTGTTTGTTTTGTGCATCCATTAGTGTCGCTACTGCTCCTGTTCCTGCAAGTATTGCTTGCATTTGTAATCCTGGGTTTTGTTCATTTTTCGGCGCAATCATTGACGCCGGTCCTCCACTCTGTGCTGCTGCTCCTGCTGCCATTAAAGGACTCTGTCCTGCTGCTGCTAAATCGGCTGCTCTTCGTTGTACCGCTGTGTCTTCTCGACCCCAGCCTTCCCTCATTAATCTTTCATTTTGAGCATTTGTTTCTCGTTGAAGAGCTATGTTTTGCTCTGCAATTTTATTCTGTTTTATCGCTGAGTATACTCCACCCACCGCTCCGCTAATTCCTCCAATTGCTGCTCCTAAGCTCATTTTTTTAATCCTTTATTTAAGATTTTGTCGATCTTCTCATCAATTATTCTTACCCATCGAGCTTGCTCTTCTTTTTGTTTTTGTTGATGCTCTAATCTTAGTTTTTTATCTTGTGATTCCATCTCACATCCTTCCATTGGCCTCTTAGAGGCGCTATATACTCTACTTGTTTATATATAGCTTATTGACACCTTTTTGTCAATACCTCTCTCTCAGAGTCCGGAGGGGGCACCCCCCGGACTTTATTTTAGAACAGTTTTAACTGTTTTTGCTCCCAGTCTGCCCATGCTTTTTCATTTTCCATAAACTGCGTGTCTGGGTCATTTTCTAGATCAAACTGCTTGGCTCTGGCTATCGCTTGGTTGAGCATTTTCGTTCGTTTTTTCTGTAGCTTTTTTTCCTTTTTTGTCGCTGGTATTTGTCTGCTCACCTGCTTTCTCCTTTTCTCTTTCTTCGTCATATTTTGTCTTCATGAATTCTTGCGTTCTTTGTCTGAGGATTCTTACATATTCCATTTTTTCTGTCACGTCCATTCCGTTCGGTATTGCTTTTATTTCGTTTGGTATCTGGCTGTCTGCTTGATAATCAAACTCTACCATTTCCGCTTGTACTTTTGCTCCGTTGAGGATGCAATCCGCTACCTTTGTACTCATTGGTTGTACTTTACGTTTAGTGACTAGCGTTTCTCCACTATTTCCTTCACCCTTTGACCTCGGGCTGTTGTACTGTGTGTAGTATTTTACCTTTTCCATTTTTCTGGCTCCTTTAGAAGTGGTCAATCATTCCGGGTTCTGCTATATATGGTAATGGTCTCAAAGCCTTTACCAAATTATACATTTCTACTAGATATTGTCCTTGTGATTGATTTTGAACTTCACTGACTGCCCACGCATCCCTTCGGTTTTCGCTGAAATTTTTCATTGTTAGGAAGTCTTCGTTTAGAGTTGGGGTATCCCCAAACTTTCTTGCTAAATGCCATGCTTCCAACGCATCTGTTGCCAGATTTCCGCATATTTTGTTTTGTCTTGTTCTGTACTCGTCCCACGCCCCTTGGTATCCGAATCTTACGTCGTCCCCTGCTCCGTTTACGAAGTACAGTTCTCCTGTACTGATTTCTTGCTCGCTTAAATGAGCGAACTCTGGACTATAAAAGTCCAGTTCATTGAATCTTCCAAGGCTTCTATCCTTTCCTTGCATATACACGCTTTCGGGTACTATGCTCATTATTCCCATAATTACTCCATATTCTTTTGCATGGTATCTTCCGATTTGGCCATCGCTTTCAATTGCCATCCCATGCCCCGACATATTAGCTTGAGGACTTGTCGCATCTGTACTACTGGTTTGTAGTACTTCACTGTGTATTACTGACCCTACTGTTCCTCCTATATATTCTGGTTTTTGTAATCTTGCATCTTGATTATGTACTCCCCATCGACCTTCTAACTGTTCAGCATATCTATATCCTGTTCTCATGTTACGCTCAAGGTATCTTTGTGTTTGAACTGCTAACCTTACATCTGATATATCTATCCCACTACTTCCATATTGTACTACATTGTCATTTAATGCTCCCCGTAAGTTTTCTTTTCCGTTTGCTGTGGATAAAGAATAAAAGTTGGGAAGTCCATTATATGTATCATCAATTGTTACTGCTCCCGGATTTGAAGGTGCTGTTGTGAACATATTAGTTCCATCCCAAACTGCGCTACCATTACCTAATAGAGGTATTACAGGCGCTGTACCTCGTTGTCTATATGGTAATGCACTTGTGTAATAATCTTTTACCCAGCATCTATATGCTGGAATATCACAATACATTCTCCAAACTCCACCCCCTTCGATCGTGACTGGGAAAC